CGCAAAACAGCACGCTTTCCCGATCTATATAGCTATTTTTATTATATTTTTCTCCACACAGCTCTTTTCTTTTCCTTATTTTTGGGGGAAAATGTCCTTCAAAAATCCTTCAGCTTCAAGGCTTTCGGGACACATTTAAGCTTGTTTTTTTATATCCAATTGAATATAATTTGTTTATGAAAGTGATTCGATTTCTCGGGGATTCTTTGAAGTGCTTACGTTCCTTTCCGGAGGGTGCCCGGCAGGATTCCGGTTATCAGCTTGATAAGGTGCAACGAGGGGAACAGCCAGATGATTTTAAGCCCATGCCTTCTATCGGCAAAGGAGTAGAAGAAATTCGCATCTGGGATGAATCCGGAACTTTCCGCATTATCTATACTGCAAGGCTTGCTGACGCGGTGTTTGTGCTCCACGCATTTCAGAAGAAAACGCAAGCAACTTCAAGAAAGGATATCGACCTTGCTAAATTCCGATACTCTGAACTGATGAAGGTGTTCAAATGATCGAAATGGAAACCTATAACAATATTTGGGATGCATTAACCGACACACCGGAACAGGCTGCCAATCTTCGGGCAAGGGCTGAACTGATGCGCCAGATTGCAGCCATTATTAAAGCCAATGAATGGAAGCAGGCCGATGCCGCCTTGCATTGCGGTGTGACTCAACCCCGTATCAATGATTTATTGCGTGGTCGTGTCTCTCGTTTCTCCTTGGATGCTTTAGTGAACATTGCAACGGCTTTAGGTCGGCGTGTTCACCTGGAGCTTGAACCGGCCTGATTCGGTAACGTTCATTCTGGTTTCGGCTTATTTGAATAAACAGTTTGACCATTTTCGTTAACCCAGCTGTACAGTTTCTTGCCTCGAGGTTGCTGTTGTTTTGCTGGTTCAACGACTGTGTTTTCGGTTGCCATGCTTTTCCGGCGCTCTTCAGCTATGGTTTGTTGCTTGACGTCCTCAAGTATCTTTTGGAGATAATGTTTTCGCGCATCTTGCGCTTCGATGGCTATTTCTTTTTGCTGTTCAATCTTTTGTCTTTGTCCAATCAATAATGCTCCCAAGGCTCCAACGAAACAAGCGCTTAGGATGAATAAAGCCCATTTTTTTAACGGGGTAAAATCATAGGTCCATTTGACGTTTGATACATTTTTTTCGCCGTATTTTGTGAATTTGTACCCGGTTAAATCTTCACTTCTTTTGCCTGAAAAGTTGTCGTTAGGATTCAAAACGGTCACAAGTTACCTCATTATATTGCTTTAACACCACGTTGTAACAACTTGAAATTTTACAACTTTTAAACACTTTTTATGCTACCTTTGATGATGGGGACTCAGGCTGAGCAATTCCCCCTTCGGCCTTTCTTTTCTTCCATTCACTGAACATCGGGAAAAAACTTTCGATCTGGTTTTTCAACCATTGTGTGTTTTCCGATCTGCCCGTTTCCTTCGCCCACTCTTCAAGTTCTTCGTAAAAGGCCATATCTCCTTTTAGTTCCTCTAAGGTTTTAGGCCCTACACCCGTCATTATCCATTCTGTCAGCAATCCAAATTCTTTTCCAACTAAATAGGCCCAACCTGGCGGGAATTTACCTTTTGATTTCATTTCCGAAACAGCAGGTTGCGATATTTTTATAATATTAGCAAGCCCTTGAAGGCTTTTTAAGTTTGTTTCGATCTTTATCCTTTCCCATATTTCTTCAAATTCACTTTTCATAAGAAATCTTATATTTTTTTGTTGACCAATAGGTTTTCCTATTATAAGGTTTCAATCAATAAGAAAACTTATAACCTCACCACTTCTAATAAAGAGACGGCCATGCCAACCATCACTTCCACCGACGAACCGACCATTAAAAAACTGAAATACGCCCTCACCCGGCAAGTTCCCGACATGATGAGCGGGTTCACCATTCACACCAATTACGGCGATATCCAAATCGGTTCCGATTATGCCGAAGCCTTTCGCAACCTTACCGCCGACATTCTTCAGTACGAACTCAACAAATTACGAATTCTGTGAGGTTATCCATGACTTATCATGATTCCCTGATTCTTTTCGGTCTGTTTCTCGTTTTCCTCGGGTTCGGCTTGCTCATCTACTGTCAACTGCTCTCACTTTTCGCGCGTATCCATACACGGCTTTTTCCCCTGATGTACAAATCCTACCAGGAGAGCCAACCAGTCATTCCGGAAAAATCGAGGCTCACCTGATGAAATACCATCTCGGCAAAGACATATCCGGATCAAAAAAATATCCGCTCCACGAAGTGGCCGTCATTCTCTGCGCGCGGTGCAAGGAGCGGTATCAGTTGGCGCCGCTGCTTGTTCTGAACCGTCGAGTAGATCAGCTTGTCTGTCCTCGTTGCCATAACAGAATAACTTTTTCCCCCGATCAGCCTGCCCTGGGTCCGTCGGACCAGGGCAGGCTGATCGGGCAATTCACCTTCCCCCTTACCCTAACCCATGACTTGAACCATCAACTCAACATTCAGAGGTAGAACAATGACAACTGAAAAAACTCCTGAACAACGCAAAGAGAATTTCGGGATGTTCGTAAAAGGCATCTGTAACGGTTTCCGTCAGTATACCCGGAAAAAAACCGGTGAAGTGGTCACTCAACTTTTGATCAATCTTCCCGGCGCTACATCTTCCCTTCAGATCGAGGTTCCCACTGGCACCGACTTGACCAAGTTCCATGATTTTGAACCTGTCTCGGTGAAGATTATGCCATCGTTTTATGAAGGTCGGATTATTGGCTTCAACTTGGCATGACCTCCGATGACGTGCTTACTCTCTTCGGGCACCTCGAAGAGCTAAGAACAATTGGTTACTGGCTTGCCACGTTGCTCGCAATCAATGCCGGGTTACTGGCTGCCAACATCGTGGCATCGACCATTCAAATACGATTGGGCCGATAATGAGCGAATTTGATTTCATCCAAATTTTCGGATCATCCTTCGCGGTCGGCCTGCTGATTTGGATTTCAGCCGTGGGCTTCCATTTGGCGCTCAACTTCCTGAAATCCATACTTTGGCTATAACGGGGCCTTGGCCCTCAAACCGTTCAATCAGCACAGGAGGCATATTATGCTTAGCGCTGCCAACTTTACTGACGCCGCAACTGAAGTAACCTCCATGATCGCCCTGGCTATTACGGGCGGTATGGGCATCTACGGTTCCATTAAGGGTGTTCAGGTTGGGTTGTCCATGTTCAGCCGTCTCATCCAGGGGCGTTAATCATGGGCTTGCCGTCCATTTCATATTTTGACATGGCCACGGCTGCAACCGGCTGGCTGGCAATCTCGGTGGTGAGCATTTTCGGGGTTATTGCCTCGCTCATCGCTGTGATTGCCGGTCTTCGTGTCTTTTCCCGTTTCATGTATTTCAGATAATGGCTGTCATCGAAATGTTCTGCGGTGCCATGGGTAACGGCAAATCCGCTATCGTCAATTCAATAGCCTTCAAGTTCCTGCGTCGCGGCGGCGTTATTGGCCTGAACTACCCGCTTGTCGATGATTGGGCCATCAAATATGCCTCGCGCATCCTTCCGCCTTATGTCTCCGATCAAGAAATTTTAGATAAAGCCTGCGAGTTCTATAACCGAGCCTTCCGTTTTGGCTCCGTGGCTTCATGCTATGAATTTGCCGAAAAGGTTTCTCAGCTTGCCACCGGGAAACAGGCAAAAACGCGCGAAGAATGGGGGCTACAAGTTTTCGATGAAGCCAGTCTTTATTTTAACGCCAGGGATTATCGAAAATCCAGAAACAACCAATTTATCGAATATTTCATCAATATACGAAAACTCAAAATTCAAGCAATTTTCATGTCGCACAATTCCGAGGACATCGACAAGCAGATTCGCGGCAAGGTGGACTTGGTTACCTGGTGTCGAAACATGCAGAAGAGAAAGCTTCTCGGGATTTCGCTCGGCCTTTTTTACAAGCATCCTCGTTTTGCCACACAATCCATCGTCAACGGTGAAGGCACCTTCAAAGGCATGATGGAAGATAAATTCACCTACAAATTAGACTTCGACACCTGCGACTTATACGACTCCTTCGAACTTTTCAAGAATGACGCCCTGGAAGAGGAATTTGGCCTCGAACCCCTCGGCCTTGATCCGCAAATATATTACAGGACCGCCGTTCAGGAACTGAGGGAAAAACATCAGGCGATAACCGAATCCTCCTTTATTCACGATTACCGAGAAATCATTAATCCAGGTGCCTGCCATGCCTAATATCTTTTTTCTTCTTTGTCTTGCTTTCCTGAACATCTTCGGCTTTGGGCTCAACAGCGCTAACGGCGGCGTCACCTACTCTCGGACCCCTTCTACCCCGCAATCCAGCTCGGCGTCCGCCTCCAACCCTGCTCAGGACACGCCGGGCAATACCGGCACCTTTGGCGGCGGGTTTCCCTACACCACCACAACCAGCCCCTCGATGCGGATCAAGCAGGCCAAGCCCTGCCGGGAATATCTCGCTATCTGTGAGCGGTCGTGTGCGGAGCGCGGCGATATGTTCCGCTTCGTCTGCATCGGTCAGGACTTCCAACCCTTTGACGAGCATTTCCGCTGTCAGTGCGGCGACGATCTCACCGGCGGGCAGCTGGTCAAGGGGGCTAAAAGATGAAACGGATCGCCCTGCTCACCGTCTTTTTCTACTGCTGCACCTTTGCGCAACCGCCGCAAAGTCACTCTGCCGTTCCCGTTGCCCTCATAGCGGCCGCTGCCATTGGTGCATCCATGGCGGCAACTTCCGCCGGAACCTATTACGCCCAAACCGGGCAAATACCCCAATATGTCAAGACGGCTTCCGGTGCCGTCGCCACGGCGGCCGACGCTGTGTTCCAGCCCTCTTATCTTGCTCAGGCCGTTGGTGCCCTTTTCACCCCTCAATCTCTTACCACGGCTCAAAATTACTATGCGGCTAAGGCTGCCGCTGTGGGTGCGTCAATTGCTGATATTGTAGATCAGGTTAGAACCTCCGCATCCGGTGCATACACTAGCCTCAAGAACTTGATAGAAGCTAACTCTTTGCCTGTCTCCGTGAATCCATCAGATTTTTTTGTCGGTGTTGTTCTCGAACTTACGGACGGTACATTTTTTGAGATCACACAAGCTCCATACGCTGCCAATTACACGACTCTCACTTATTTCAACAACAACGGGTCCACATACCCTAAATCTGTTTATTCTACGCTTATCTATGCAACTCCCTCTCAGGCTGTTTTTCTCGATTTGAATGATACTTCCGTCAATTCCTACGGAGCTACCACCTATAGAGTTTGGATAGCGAAAGGGAGTCTTGAGACAAAGGAACCGACATACAAACCATCACCCGGCGTCAGCTATCCCGGCTTGGCCGATGGTCTTGTAAGCCCGGCGCCTGAAGTTGCTTCGGATTTACAGCAAGCCATTAAAGATTTGCCCGACGCGAAAAAGAAAATTGCCGATGCGGTTCCGGGCGCATCCGTTGACACCCTGACAGAGCCCACCCTTACCGCTGCCGAAGTCGCGCAAGCTCTCAAGGATAATGCAACTTCAGTTGCACAAGCTGCCGCTACGGTTGCTCAAGAGATTGTCAATTCAAACGCTGATAATGCTACTGCCCAAATTGCTGCATTGCAGGCAGCAGTTACCGCTGCTCAATCCGCCGCAAATCAATCGGAACCTGATCCCGAATCTGAACCTAACTATCCAGTCCCAACCTCTTGGTATACCCCTACATGTGACCTGTCCGACGGCCTGTCTTCATGCATTAATTATGAGCAAATCTTGAATGCCTCAGTCGCATTCCAAGAAACAGCCCTATATCAACTCCCCAACCTGCTTCTTGATTGCCTCGGCTACGTTGAAGGCAGCGGTTGTGAATATCCTCCAAAAATTACTGTTGATTTGTCGAGCCGTTTCATAACTGATCCAATGGTTCTTGATATGGCGCCGTTTGATTCAGTTGTGAAGGTAATGAATTTTTTCTTTGCCATACTGTGCATTATCGGCACTGGTAAAGCGGTCATGGTTCTTTTCAGCTAAGGGCTGATGCAATGGATTCTTTGATTAAAATAATACTTTCTTGGTTCCAAGCGTTCTTCGATACGCTTATCAATGTAATCGTTGATGCCTTTGTCCTCATTCTCAACGCTATCCTTGCCCTTCTCGCATACCTCATCGAAATGATGGCGACAATCATGCCGTCTTTGTCTCTCGGGGCCGATCTTGTCAACCAATTCCCTACACCGCATACTGCTATTTGTTGGTTGACCTGGTTATTCCCGGTCGATGTTCTTTTCCAGTGCACTCAATTTTATATCTCTTTGTATCTGCTCAAATTTATGTCTGGCCCCATCCTTCGATTCCTTAAGATAACTTCCTAAAACTGGAGGCAAGAAACATGACTTTCAAATCTTTCGCTTATCTCATTCCTTTTTTCCTGATTCCTTTTGTCGTCTTTGTCCTCATTCCAAGGTTGAGCCCTTTGTTCCGCAAACTTCAACGGTACTTTTCAAAATGATTGCCGCCATTCTCTTCTACCTCGCTTGGTTATCAATCGTCTTCCTGGCGGCCTGCTTTTTCACCGCTTTGTATCGGCTTTGGTGGAGCCTCTACGCCTTATCATGCCTTGAGAAACATGCTTATACAATGATCGCCTGCACGGCCTTCGATGATCTGCATACCATCAAGCCTCTCTGTGACCAACACGGCATTAGCTACAATTGGATTTATTTCGGCCGCCTCTGCGGTCGAGCAATCAATGCAATTAGGAGTGAACGCTGATGAGCACTCGACCCTGTTTCCTGTTTTTACTGTTTTTGGCGTCCATGCTTATTGCTGGCGTCATCGTAGCTAACCTTTGATGAGGCCAAACAAATGAGCCAATCACATAACGACAGGACAAATCAGGTCGTTTGCCTTTGCGCCGATTGCGGCCGTAAAACCGTTTGTGACCCTTCTCTTCCTCACTTCGGCCTTTGCCTGTTCTGCGAATCTCGGATCCGCACTTCCCGGCTGATCTGCAAGGCCACCAAGCTCGGCCCATCTTCGTCCGGATCCTCAGCTCCAGGGCGGCCTCATTGCTCTTGAATCTTGCTTCGGCCGAAAAGCGTCAACCAATCGTTTACACCATTTCACGGCAAAAGAGGCGTTTCATGGTTGAGACCGCAGATTACTTAAAGATGCTGTCCCGGATGATTCGAGCAGCCGGCCGCCGTGTTGCCGCCGCCGATGAGCACGAACTTGCAATGCTGATTCAACTTCGTTCCGAGTTTGACCAAGCCGTACAGGTTGCCATTGATGGGCAACGTTCCTTCGGCAGGTCCTGGGAACATATTGGCCTAGCTCTAGGGCTCAGCCGACAAGGCGCTTTCCAGCGCTACGGCAGTAAAAGAAAAAATGAAATTAAAAACGACCTACCCAAACCCGTCCATCTCCCCCCTCCTTAAGGTTCGCTGTGATCGCCTGGGGCGGTTTCCAGGCGATTGCAGGGACCTTGAGGAGGCAACAAGCGATAGCGCGTTAGTGCGTAACGATCAGGATTCATTTTTTTCAGGAGTTCATGCGATGTACGATGGTTTCCTTTCTCAGGCTCAGGCACCGGTAATTTCGCCTTCTTTTCCCCAAGACCGATTAACAAGGGGGGTCGAAATCTCCACGGGGCTTGATCGGTTGAAGGTCGGTTTCTATGTCGAGTTCAAAGATGAAAGGTTGTTTGAAATCTTGGGTCAGGGAAAAGCAAAGGCGCAAGAGATTCGGCAAGTGGTGCCAATCAAGCTCGGTGATGATTTTGACCAGTATTACAACTGCCACGCCACCGGTAAAAACGGTGGGTATGCCTTTCACATCTCACGCGCTGACGTCAATGTGTTCATCTCCACTCGTCGGGATTACATGGATACCCCGAACGTGTGGGTTGATATTGGCTCCATGTCCTGTTGGGCTCCCGGATATACCACCGTTATCAACCAGATTTGCAAGCTGATCCATCTGTACCAGGGCACGGTTCACAAGAATTCCGTTTCTGAGGTTCACTTGTGCGCCGATTCTATTGGGCAGGATATCCGCGAACTCGGCCTTGAACGGTATGATTATTGGATCACCCGGGCGAACAAGTTCTTCTCCTACTATGACCATTCGCAACAGAAATTTTCCGGTATTACCTGGAATCAATCAGAGGGCGACCTGGGGGACCTCTCCACCTATACTGGTCGCGTCACCGAAACCGGTATTTCCGTTGGCCAGGGCGATATCATGCTTCGCGTTTATGACAAGGTTCTGGAGATCGCCAAGAACGATGGCAAGAAATCCCTTTTTGCCTCAGTTTGGTCACGTGAGCAAGATGACGATGAAGATTTGCAGGTAACTCGGGTCGAATTTCAACTTCGCAAAACCGTCTTGAAACAGTTCCGTATCAAGACGTTGCAGGATTTGCACAAAAAAGCCTCTTCCCTTTGGTCTTATTGCGTCACTGATTGGGCTCGGCTTTGTCTTGAACCTTTCGACCGCAACAACCGTCACCAGGACCGGGCAAAGATTAATCCCTGGTGGGAACGCCTTCAATCCCTCCAGTGGAGCGGCGAAGAGATGGCATCACGCCGCAAGTGTCTTCCCACCAAGAACAAGCGACAGCTTGAGGATATGCTCGCCGGTGTCGCGCTCAACCTCGCTGCCATCAATGGTTATACCGGCAATGATCATGACGTGATTTCCATTTGGTGCCAGGAAGCAATTTCTTCCATTCTCAGTACCAAGGCTCAAAAGGTCGATCCCAAAACCGGCAAGTCTGATTTACAGGTGCGCATGGAACAAAAGGTTAACGAGGTGTGGCCTTACGGGTTCAGCGAGATCCATGGCCCAACGATGAACGACGCCGAACAAGGTGTCATAGGTGCGGCCATTCCTCCACCTTCACCCCCCGGCGACACTTCTTTTTTCGTCTGCATTCATTGTGCGGAATTTGTCGATCATGACCAGGCTGTTTCTTACATTGCCGGCAGCCCGCATTGTCAATGCAAGTCATGCCTCGAAAAGCTCTCCCATGGCGAGAAATTGCCTGATCGCCGCAATGATTTTTATTTGGCGCGTGTTGGCTGATCGGATTGAGGTACGCAAGGAAATGAAAAATTCGATTTTTACCACACCCCGGAGGGGCCTGATGGGGGACAAAGCCCTTGGGGCTGAGTATATGCCCGCCGTTGCCGAACGTGCCCGCCGCATAAAAGCCGCCGTCCGTGAAGAGAAACAATCCGCCGTCGATCCTCGGCAGCAATTTTTACCAGGATTTGAAAAATGTATCCTGAAATGATGACCTTGAAAGAGGTTTGTGAATATTTCCGAGTTGAAAAGCGTGTCTTGCTTCGCTACGGTCTTGAAAAGATCGGGGGAGTACGCTTGGGGCCACGTTCTTGGAGATTTCCACGAAATGAGGTTATGAATCATGGCGTACAAAAACTACAACAACAACAAAGACAAATATCCCTGGACGGGACAGAGGATAGTCAACGGAAAGAGGCAGAGGAAAAGCTTTCTGACCAAGAAAGAGGCTCTTTTGTGGGAGTCCGAACAACTTCCCGACGAAATAGCCGAACAAAAGACCCATTCGGTTTGCTTGCTTGATTGGGCAACTGAATATCTAAGGCATGCAGAGCAAAATTTTACCGGCAAGACGTTTGACGAAAAACGAATGGCCTTTCGTCAATTTTTTGCCTACTCTGGCATCAACCCGAAAGAATCGGCCAATCGGTTAACCGCCCTGCAAGTCCAAAAGGCTTTGCAAAGGCAATCCATCAGCCGATCCGGGAACGCTGCCAATAAAGACAGGAAAAATTTGTCGGCGGCTTGGTCCTGGGGCGTGAAGTTTCTTCAACTCCCCAGCGAAAACCCGTTTTCCAAGGTGGAGAAATTCGCCTCGGAGCGGTTCGAAAGATACGTTCCAACCCTGGACGATTTTTGGAAGGTCTTTCATTCTCTCGTCCAGGACCAAGATAAGCTGATGCTCTATTGCTACTTGCAGACCGGAGCCCGTCGGGATGAGCTGTTCCGTCTTACCTGGGCCGATGTGGATTTTTTTCGTAAAAGAATCCGCCTCAGCTGGAGAAAAAATAAGGTCGGAGAATGGCGCTCTCAGTGGTTGAGCATCAAGGACGATCTTGCCGAGTGGCTGTTACGGCACAAGAAGGGAAACAGCGACTTGAAGGAACATGTATTTGTCAGCTATCGGAGCCTTGCCTATCAATACCGCCAGCATTGGCTGAAAAAGGTCTGCAAGGAAGCCGGGGTAAAGCCGTTTGGTTTTCACGGAATCCGGCATCTGTTTGCTTCAATCCTGGCGGCGCAGAATGTGCCCCTGGTTGAAATTCAATACATGCTCCGTCACACCAGCTTGGCGACGACTCAACGGTATATTCACAGGCTGAAAAAAGAAAACCGGGAAGTGCTAGCGGCACTCCCCGGCTTAACTGCTTCCGAGAAAAATCCTTCAAAAATCCTTCAGCAGGTTCTCGGAGTATGACCCAGCTAGATAACTAGCTGATTTATTTGGCGTCCCCAACCGGATTTGAACCGGTGTTGCCGGCGTGAAAGGCCG